CGAGAAGTTACTAAGGCCCTTTACGGAACAACAACAGGAACACCTCTTGTCACCAGTCACTGAAGACCATTTCTCCATCTACTAATACTTTTCCCTTGCTCATACTAAAACTTCCCGAAGGTTACTTGACCATCGTCCTTTTCAAATCCTACGTCAGTCACATAATCAAAGCCTACAGCTTGCATTACCGACAAGAACAAAGCTGAGATTTGAAACAGGTCTTCCATGTTGTCCCGGCTGAATGTGTAAACACCATCGTAACCGTCATAATCTTCCGTGGTCTCTACGGTAACTGTAATTTTCATTACGCAGCCTCTCCATCTTCAATCATAAACAGTTTGTCATCTTCACTCGGACCAGAGCCTTCGTAAGCCACATGGTCAGTAACACCAATAGCCTCAAGTCGAACACCAGAGCCATTAGAGTATGTAGAGAACTGGACCTTAGCGGCTGTCCCGTTACCCAATGCACCATCATCCCCCAACGACCACCAAGCCTTGTTCTCAGCTCCGTTAGTTAGGTTGACTACCTTTGGTTCACCACCGAAGTCTACCTCTGTCTCCACACCATTCTTGTCAGTGAATGTCATCTTGTGGTCATGGAAGCGTGTCAGCTTGATGAACTTACCGATACCGAAGTTGTTACCCTGCTTGATGCGGTCATTACCCATTGGCTTAGGGTCTAGGCCAGCTTGCAGTAGCTCTTCGATCTGATCTTCGTCTGTGAAGTATGCGTTGACTACATACTGACCGTTAAACTTCTTTGCTTTCTTGGCAGCAACGTTGTCGTCGCCACCCATATCTCGGTTCTCTTCAAACACCTTTGGGTATTCGAGGATCATATCCATTGTAAACTTAGCCATGTCGGGTTCCTTTGTTTAAGCTGTAGGGTTTACAGCACTGTGTTGGTAATATACTATAAGTTCATTTTGACGAATCTGTAACACTGATTCGCTAACTTATTTACTCGTTACTGAAGAAGGTCACATAGTGTTGCATAAAAGACTCAGTTGGACCTAGTGGATGTCCGCATAAGTCTTACCGAACTGCACATCAGTCCCAAGTGGGACGTTCAGCTTGACCCTCTTGTTCAGGATAACAGCAGCATCGTGCATGATCTTCTCTACGTTACCCTCGTCACCTTCCTTAACCAGAGCGATGATCTCGTCGTGGAACTGGCCCACAGACTTGATACCGTTCTTACGACAGACAGCAACCCAAGTATCAAAGCAGTAGACACCTGTGCCTTGGTTCAAAGTGCTGAACCTGTCCTTGTCACTACGCAGACTATACCAGAAACCAGAGACAGGGTTCTTTAGCCACATGCCCCCGAACAACTCCCTAACCTGTAGTGTGCTGGCAACCTTCTCAATGGCCCAGTTACGGGACCAGAAGGCGTCTAGCAGGGTCTTAGCCTCAGACTTGCTCATACCCGTCTCACGGGCCAGCTTAGACGCTCCTACACCGTATGTACTGCTATAGTTGACCACCTTGTAGTTCTTGCGGAGTGCCTTGAGTGAACGCTCACCTGAATTATGCTTGTCGATGTCTTCTTGAGAGATGACACCAGCATGTAGTGCCAAGTCAAGGTGTGGGTCAAACCCCTCCTTGCTCATCTGTTCCACATAGTCAGGGTCGAGTGGCTTCATGTAGTGTCGTTTGGTCGTGTCTTCTAAGCTAGTCATGTCAGCGCCAGCTAGGACGTAGCCCTCAGGGCAGGTAAGACACCCACGGATCACATCACCGTAAGGCTTGTCTACACTAGGCAGGTTGACCAGAGGCTTCATGTGCTTGAACCTGAATGTATTCGTCAGGCCAGCCACCGTAGCTTGTAGGTAGCCATCAACGTGACAGTCTAGGAACGACTTAAGTATTCCAGCACGATGAGTAAGCACGGTAAGGCCATCCAGCAGATCAACAGCAGGGTCCATACTGACAAGTTCCTTGACACTCTTGCAAAGGTCTCCGTCATTACGGACTTGTTCGATTTGTCTTTCATCACCTGTCTTCTTATCCCTGATGAACTTATACGTTCGTGGTTTCCAACCTAAGCTGTACAGCCAGTCCTTGACTTGGTCGTTACTGTTTGGGTTGCCCCGTTCTTCTCCTGTCTGGACAGTTAGGCTTTTTGCGGAGATTGGCATCTTATTCTCCGCACATAGTGCAATCCACTTCTCACCGTGAGAGGACAACTCGCCATCTTTCTTGTGCATGACCTTAGGCTGGGTAGCCACACGGGTCAGTGCTTTCTTAGGCATAGCATCAGCTAGTTGCTCTACCTTCTCTTCTTTGAGCCTGATGATTTCGTCGTAGGCTTCCTGAGCCTTGTCTACGTCCAATTTCCACCGAAGGTCTTCTTGCTCTCTGGCACAGTCTAGTTTGAAGGTCAGGTAGTCTACCAGCCGATCTTTCTCCAGACGGTCTTGGTAGAGACGGTTTAACTTAGTATCAAGATCACGCCACAGACGATTGTTGATCTTAACGTCCTCATCACATCTGTGAGCATACTCTTGTGGTGTCAGGCTGTTCCAGTCCTTGATAACAGGCTTGGGGATGCCGTAGTCAACACCATACCATTCGAGACCATGCTTTAGTCTGTCGTGGTGCAGATACCAGCTAAGGGCTAGTGTGTCGATCAGACGTGCCTTTACCTTGATACCCAGTACTTTTTCCACTGCGGGGATGTCGAAGCGGATAATATTATGACCTACTAGAACTTCTGTCTCAGTGAAGAACTTGCGCATCTCATCATAGTCGTGTGTGTGATGAACTTCTTTTCCATCGTGTGAATAAGACAAGACATGAATCTTGGTCAACTCATCTAATAGACCGTCAGTTTCAATGTCGAATACTGTCATTAGTGTACCTCTCGTAGTGTAAACGTATCAGTACTAAACCGCATCATACCTGCCTTACCTTCTTCAGAGCATGGTCGGTTCTTCTCAATAGTAAGGTGTGTCGTGTTACGCTCTTGCAAGTCAGTAGAATCCTTGTCACGCTTCAGGTCAATGATGACTGATGCCCGCTGCCCGATCATACGACAATACTTCATCTGACCATCATCATTAGTGTGGGCGATAGTAACGATACCCACGTTCAACTCAGCAGACAGCTTAGACAGTCGCACAGACAAGTCAGCCAACATCTGTTCCTTGCTTTCCTCTGACGACCCAACAAGGACATCTTGGATAGGCTCAAAGAACACGAACTTAACACCACAAGCAACAGCAAAGTATCGTATCTGGTCGATAAGATCATCAGCACCTTGACCGTCACTCAGGTAGAACTGGTAGAAGTTCTCATCCTTGGTCAGCTTACCGATAGCCTCAATGACACGATCCTCAGCACCCTTCTCTTCGATCAAGTCACGCCGTGTCAGGTTGTCGTTACACTCGTAAGACACAAGGCCAAGCAGTGACCTCAACTTAGTCTCTTCCAAGTGCCATGCAGCAATAGGTACACCACGCTTCAGCATGTTGTATTCCAAGAACCGCATCACCTCTGTCTTACCAATGCCTGTAGGTGCCTTGATAACTGTGAAGTGACCCTGCATCAACCCCAAGATTTTGTCGTCTAGTGCTTGAATACCCGTAGGAATAAACTGATGCTCAGGCGTATCCTTGTACAACGACAAGAAGTCCTGTGTGCTGTTCATCACGTTCTCAGGGACATACTTCCGTGCGTTCCACCATGCGCTCTTGAAGTCTGCTGCCTTACCTGCCTGTAGGAACTCATTAGCGTCCTTGTAGGGCCGATGGTCAACACGATAGACCTTATTAGGGAACAACTTAGACACACGGTCAGCAAGAGCATTACCAGCATCATCGTTGTCAACTGACAGCACGATCTTATCGAAACTGTTGAGCCAGTCTGCACAATTCTCCCAGAGCTTCTTAGAGGGCGTAGCAGAGGGTAGTGACACTACTGGGTTGGTGTAGCCGCTCTTGAGCATCTGAGCCACTGACAGGGCGTCCAGTTCACCCTCAGTGATGGTTACCATCTTAGAGCTACCAGCAGTGAACAGGTTCATCCCGAACAGTTCGTCCCCCTTGAACCCTGCTTTGGCGTAGAAGCCTTTCTCTGTCAGGTTACGGACTTTAATTCCGCCGGAGGGGTATACATACTCTTGACGGTTGTCGTAGGTCAGTACCCCGTAGTCCTCCATCGTCTTGGTGTTGATGCCACGCATGTTGACATATTCACCATCTGATACATCTTCAATCAGCTTTGGTGTGAACGACATAAAATTATCACCTCTCTTTGTCGGGTATCTATCTTCAGCCCAATCGAATTTATTTCCACTGGACGGGTAACTTGCATTGCACTTGTGACACTTACCAAAACCACCATCATTGTAGCTGAAGGCATCAGATGAGCCACACGACACATAAGGGCATGGTTGATGTGGATGTTCTGCCATGTGTAACTTCTCCTAACTTAAGTTATAACCTAAGTTATATTACTTGTTGTTATTACTAGTAGGTGAATAACTTAAGCTATAACTTACGTTACTCCTACTTACTTATAAGGTCATTCTGCGAAACCTGTAACATCACGAATTGTTACAGTAAGGCACCATATAGCTTGTCTAATGCAGCCTTTTCATGTCGTGACACCCACATCTTGTTAGTTTCAAGGACTTCACCCACCTCATCTTGAGTCATATCTTGGTAATGTCTCATCTTGATGATTGCAAATTCTGTTGGCGTTAGTGACAACTTTGCAACACTTAGTATGTAGTCACTGAAATTCTTGGCCTCATAGGCAATGGCATGGTCATCTGTGAATATGGTATCGTTGTCAAGAGATTCAGTCTTGTTCGATACCGCATCCATCAGACTGCATAGGGTGACTTCAGAGACCCCACTGAGGTTATCCAGACCGTCACCCCCAGAGATGGCGTTAGAAGCCGCCCTAGAGGCCCATGTGCAGGGGATAGACACTGCCTTGACCTTGATGTTCACATAGTCATTCATTGCCCTACGGGCTGCACCTACGAAGTCGGACTTGTTTGTCTTGCCAGCTTCACGACACTCATAACAGGCAAGCAGGCCCTCACTCACTAAGTCTTCATACTGGTCCTTACTACGATAGCGATTAGCCAA